CTCATCACAGCACAGGCGATGGCGCTTGGCGATATGTTCAAGCGTGACGACTACCCTGATGTGAGTGAGATCGAGCGTAAGTTCGCCTTCCGTCTTAACTTCATGCCTGTGCCACGTGCGGGTGACTTCCGTGTGGACGTGGGCAATGACGCTCAGAAAGAACTTCAGGAGAAGTTAGCCAAGCTCGCTGATGAGCGTGTCGAGGCTGCGATGGCTGACGTACGTGAGCGACTCAAGACGCACCTCGTGCGTATGCAGGACAGGCTAGGGTATGACAACGTGGACGGGGATCGTAGGACACGCAAGTTCCACGACTCGCTCGTCACGGGTGCGCTGGAGCTGTGTGACATGGTCAAGCACCTCAACATCATCAACGACACAACACTCGACCAAGCGCGGGTCGGGCTCGTGCAAGCCCTGCAAGGGGTGGACGCCAAGGAGTTACGTACTAACGAGGCTGTACGTGATGACGTACGTAAGAACGTGGACGCGCTGCTCAATAAGTTCAACTTTTAATTGATTGAGATAAGGAGAGAGCTATGTATAACGACATGACACCACACGAGCGTGTGACTGCTGTAGGCATCGACCTCACACGTAACGCGCTGTTTGCTCAGCTTAGCGGCGTGGCGATGGTGGGCAGAATCGAGATCACTGACCGTCTGCCCACGGCTGCGACCAATGGTCGTGATGAGTATTACAACCCTGACTTTGTGCTTGCACAGAACCGCAAGCAGTTGCGCTATGTCCGCATCCACGAGAACTTGCACAAGATGCTCAAGCACTGCGTCGAGTACAAAGATGTTTGCAAGCGTTACCCCAAGCTGTCCAACGTGGCGATGGATCACGTCATCAACCTCATCATCGAGGAGATCGATCCTAACTTCACGTGGGTCGAGCGTCCCACCGTGGAGCCATGCGTTGATACTAAGTACAAGGGGTGGGGTTTTCTTCGTGTGCTGCGTGACCTCATTGATCAGGGTGATGAGGAGAGTGGTGAGGGTGGCTTCGACGAACACTTGTTCGATGAGCTTGATGATGCTGAGACTGAGGAAGCACACCGACAAGTTGATGAGGCAGGACGGCAGGGCAAGCTGCTTGCTGAGAAGCTAGCGGGTAACGGCAAGGGGGGCGGGCGGCTCGACCTCAACGCTACAAAACGTACTACCGAGTGGCGTCAGCACCTGCGCGAGTTCTTCGACACAATCTGTAAGGGTGATGAGCACTCACGGTTCGTGCCACCCAACAAGCGTTTCGCACCGCTCGGCATCCTGCTGCCCTCACACTTTGCATACAACAAAGGCGAGATCATTATCGCCGGTGATACGTCAGGCTCGATGGGGCCGATCTATCCCATCTTGTTCGGTGAGATCGCACAGATCGCACAGACTGTTATGCCCGATGCACTGCGCGTTATCTGGTGGGACACGTCCGTGTGTGGCGAGCAGTTATTCAAACCCGATGAGTATCACTCGATTGCCACGCTCATGAAGCCAATGGGCGGGGGTGGTACGACACCACAGTGTGTTGTGAAGTATATCGCTGAGAAGCAGTACAAGCCACGTGCAGTCATCTGGCTGACCGATGGCTATCTCGACGGGAACAATGCAGTCGTGCCTTGCGCTGCGTTGTGGGGCATCGTTGACAACGAGTCCTTCGTTCCTCCGCAAGGCAAAGCAATCCACATCAAAGGACGGATGTAATCATGGATCAACTCGACCTCTTTCAACCAGTGTCACTTTCTTCTTACCGCAAACAGGAGCGCATCATGCCTACTACCAAACCAGTTCAGCAGTTAGCTGTAACAACTAAAACCATCGAGCAAGCCATCAAGCTGCTCAAAGCAACGGGCTGTCAGTACAAGGTCATCGACTCAGTGGGCAATGAGTACGGTGAATTAGAGGTGGCTGAGAAAAAGAAGAAGCGCAGCAGTATGTTCCAGTATGGGGAGCTGACCAAGCACTTCAAACCACACGTCGAAAACGTAGCAGTCGGTGATGTGGTGGTCATCCCTATGGGCAAATACGATTACAAAACCTTGATCAGATGTCTGTCTGCATGGTGCGCCACTAATTGGGGGAAGGGAAACGCTAAGACCTGTCGAGCAGGTGACACGATTCAAGTGCTGCGCTGCGGTTGATATTCAGAACACATGAGTAGACATCACGTCTACTCAACAACTTTACAAGGAGAGTAATCATGGCATTCTCAGCAAACGTATGGGCATTACCCGCAATCACATCGTACGAACACGCCAAGAAGTGGTTTGATAAAACACCTAAGCCTCCACGTTCAAAGAAGTGGAGCGACCACGAGCGACCGCTCAAGAATGTATCATCGTGGCAGTACAGGCTTGAGCGCGGCGAAGATGATGCCTACTTCGATGTGTGCCTGTATCACACCAAGATGATCCGCTATCTCAAGCCCGATCAGCACGGCTATCGCGTTGTGTATATCCGTGGGTATGACACATTGACTTCTCGTAAGTTTATTGCACGGAACGTGGTGGGTTGCTACGGTGGACAGGTAGCGAGCTTTATGGGTGAGGACGGCAAGCAGTATGTCGTACCGTTTAACCACATCGTGCATAAGCACTACAAGCGCGATCATCCAGAGATCAAGCACGAGAACGAGTTGTTCTCAGCCATGCTCACGTTCACCTCAAGCGTCCCAAGCAGACTCGTCGTCAGTGCATCCGATCACATCCCTGTGCACAAGCGTGTGGTGTCTGATGAGCGTAGACAGGAACGTGCTGCGTTTCGTAAGCAGATTGAAACCATCAAGCTCTTGGCAACGTATCGCTTGGATTCATACCGTGAAAACGCGCAATGGGATTCACGAAGGTCATTCGGTAAATCACTGGCAACTACAGAGATAAATAACTTACAACGTACCCTTCGCATCAGCGAGCTAGAGGAGCAGACCGAGTTCATTCTTAACGAGTTGGGTCAGGCTGTTTTCGATAACTTGTACTCAACGTATCTCACAAACAATGACCTGATAAATGGCAGTCGTTACTCGATGCGCGGTATGTCACTTCGTGACGCTCCAGAGGCACATGCGTCTAATATTACGACTAAGCAGTTCCTCGCTGCGCTTGAACGAGCGTTATTAAAAGCAGCCAGACTCGATGAGCCTGACACGTTTGAGGCACTGCCTAAATTTGCTGAGCTACCACGTAAGTTCTTTTGGTAAAGGAAAGCTATGAAAGATATAAGCGAACATCTTATGCAAGCACACAAACAGTTAAAGCTTGTGTACGAATACGTTAATGAGCGGCAGTATGAGCAAGCATCACATCATGCAGAAGAAGCGCTGTTTCACTCACGCTGTGCAGTGTTATGGTTAAAGGAGCGTATGGATGACCCCACAGCCCCTGACCGATAAGCAACTTAAGGTACTCAAGTACGTTAAGAAACGAGCGACCCCGTCAACCGTGAGAGAGATTGCGTTGCAAGTGAAGCTAGACAAGAACACTGTCTACTCATTGATGACCAGACTCACGCGGTTGGGGTGCGTTGAAAGTTTCTTAAAGAAAGATCCCGACAGGCCGTACATCACGGCAGAGCGGCACTACAAGTTTATAACGATGGAGCCGCAAAAACAGGAGAAGCTATTTCAGAAAAACGAAGACCAGATGTATTGCAAGAAGTTTGCCAAGACAAGGGTGACCATACCCGAACCTTTTTTCAGTGATCCATTCAACATGACAGGAGCTAGAGATGCAAATCAAAACAACAAGCGAAAGCACAAACGTACTCGAAACGTTCAAAAGACAGTGGCGTCTTCTTAAACAACCGTACCCGTGGAAAGATCCAAAAGTTGTTGCAGAGCGCAAGCGTATTGCTGCACTGGACAGAGCGCGTATTGAGTTCAGACTAAATGGAGGTGTGGAATGAATGAGTACGACAAGCTACGCGCTGAGTTTGCCAAAGCTGCCATCACGGGAATCCTTGCGGGCAAGTGGGGGCAGATGCCGCAGTACAAACCCGAAGAGGCGTTTGCTGAATTTGCTTTTAGGGTAGCAGATGCAATGATAGTGGCGATGCTCAAGAGGAGAGAGCAAGATGAGCATACTGAATGATCTGTTTGCTGAAGCCCACGACGAGGTGTTGCAGGAGTTGTGGGACAGAAACTTAATCAAGATGTGGCGAGCGCCTTCTCACATGTACACAAACAGAGTCGTTGTGTTTTTTAAGGCAGAAAACAACATTACGTACGAGAAGCTCTACAAACTCAAACGCACGCCACGTTATAGCAAGCAGCAGTGGACAACTGTTGCGCGTTTTATAGCAGCGTACTTACCCAAGCTCAGTGATAAGTTGTGGGAAAACAAGATGACTGAGGATGAACTTGTTGCATGGTTGGGTAAAAGCAAAATCGATACGTTGATGGACGTGTCAGATCTGCACAAAACAAAAGCTGAAACAAAAGAAAAACGCCACGTCAAGCTGAGGTATCAACAGACAATGGTAGAGGGAAAAGTAGACGACCGTTGGTATGAAGGTCATCTACGCAGTGCTTGGGCAACAGTAAAAGGAAAAAGAAAATGAGTTTGATGAATCTAAATAAACCAGCAGACACAGAAACACAACCTGTATTTATTTTGCGTGGTGTGCCGTACTACCCACACTATGTAGATCCTCACAAATGGGTAGGGCCAGGGCATTGGACAAAGCGCGAGGAGTACACCACGACTGAGTTAGCAGAAGCACACGCACGACTTACGACGATGCAGTTATGGAAACGATCATGGACTGAGGAGGTGAAGGGATGGAAAATTTTATAGTTTGGGGCTTTGGGTTTTTAGTTGGTTACATATTAGGTGTACTCAAAGGCAGACGCAGCATTGTGCAAGAAGCACAAGAGCTAGTGGCAAACGCAATCATGGAGGTAAGAAATTATGAACGATCCCGTAAACCATCCTAAACATTACACCGAGCACCCTAGCGGTGTGGAGTGCATCGAGATTACCGAGCACATGAATTTCTGTGTAGGTAACGCTATAAAATATTTATGGAGAGCTGGCCTGAAGGGTGAGCAGATTGAAGATCTACGCAAAGCACGTTGGTATATCGACCGCGAGATTGCACGGATACTAAACAACGCAGACGAACCTCCCTTTATGAAGAGGGGTAAGGAATGAAACGTGCTGCTGAGTTTTACTGGGCGGGGAATATGCAAGCGTTTGAGGTATCCATCTGCGGGGCAGCACCTAAAGCTATTCATGCAGGACGTGTACTTTCAGACGCGGTAGTTACCACAGGGCGTTTTCGTGAAGGTGTTGCCGTTAAACGCGAAGAAGTAGTAAGCAACGAAATGCAAACTGTCTTTTTAGAATTTGATTTTTGGAGAACAACTATGGAAATTATGACTATTGCACATGAAGCCACCAACCGTGTGGAAGCGGAACTCAAGCGCGTCCGAGAGGCAGTGATGTCTTTCAGAGAAACCACTAAAAACGATCTTGCTTCGTTAAAAGCATCTTCAGATCGAGTGCAGACTGAAACAATGAAGATGAACAAACAATATAAAGAAGCTGTGGACATCTTGACTAGCCCAGCGTTTGTACAAGCGATTGAAAATGCAGAACGCTTGGCGACAGCCCTCACCGCTATTCAAAACTTAAATCAAACCAAACTAAGCTTTGCCGTATTTGGAGAACAGCCCCATGAGCCCCGCGCATAGGTTCGCCATGCTTGCCGCATGGCTTGAGGGTTACGCCGAGGGCTTGCCCGACTACTGTACTGCTGAGAAATTCAAGATAAAGGAGGCAGCAGAACTGCTGATGGAAGTGTACGAACAACGTATGAAGGAGAAGGAAGAATGGAAACAACATGCGGGGGATCGGGCATGAGTGAGAACAAAAACGCAAAGACACCAACGGATGGTGGGGCAGCGTTTCCCGTTGCACACTCGTACCTAATCCAATCAGGTATGTCCCTGCGTGATTACTTTGCAGGGAAGGCGATGCAAGCACTGGCGCAGGGGAATTATTTTGATGCAACCTCAAGGCAGGCTTACATGATGGCAGACGCCATGTTGAGGGAGAGGGAGAAATGAGCAGAGAAGCTATGCAGATTGCTTTAGATGCGTTGGAAGCCAATTTAGGTAATTGGGCGGCAAAAACAAAAGCCGTTGAAGTGTTGCATCAAGCGCTGGAGACAGAGCGAGAGCCTGTGGCGTGGCGTACATTTGATGGTGAGGGTGGTTACGACTACCGCAGTTATGAGATGAATGAGAACTACGACAAAGAGTGGGTCGAGAGAAATCCAAACCATGCCCACTGGGTGGAGCCGCTATACACCTCACCACAAAAGCAATGGGCTGGGCTGACTGATGAGGAAATCTATGAATATGCAGATAAGTATCTTTATCAGCATGGCAGTAATTACGGTATCAAAGCATTCGGTAAAGCCATTGAAGCCAAGCTAAAGGAGAAGAACACATGAGCGATTCGTACGACGATTACGAGGCAAAAATTCAACTTGCAGAACACGCATGGGAAAAACGTGTCGTGAAAACTGAACACGACCGTGCCGTCGAGTTAGGGCAAGCGTATGAGCGTGGCTGGAATGCGGCGTTAGCGCAGCAGGAGCCGGTGGCGTGGCTTTCAACTGACTGTATTGGGGAGAGGTATTTGTGTTTCACAAAACCAAAAGACAACGACCCAGTGCAACC